TCAAAAAATATCCAGCTAAGTTATGTCTACACAATTCCTACACGGCGTAGAAGTTATTGAAATCAATGATGGTGCGCGTCCTATTCAAACAGTTAAATCAAGTGTAATAGGACTTGTTGGTACAGCGCCACAAGGCCCAGTAAATACACCAACCTTAATTCTTGGCTCAAGAGCAAAAGCAGCCGAAATCTTCGGTGAAAATAATGATGCCAATAAAGATTATACCATACCAAAAGCTTTGGATGGAATATTCGATCAAGCTGGTGCAATGGTTGTCGTGATAAATGTTGCTGATCCAGCAAATCCTGCCCATTTAACAACTGGCATTCTTGATCCTGCTAATATCATAGATGCCGATGTTGTTGGTGGCGTTGATGGAGCAACTGGTCAATATAAAGGTGTTCACGCTCTTTTGTCAGCAAATACAGAGCTTGCGGTAACTCCAAGAATCTTGATTGCCCCAAATTTCACGCATGATATGCCAAGTGGCAATGCTAATCCTGTGGTTAGTGAACTTCTAGGAATAGCAGAAAACCTAAGAGCGATTATTATTGCCGATCTTCCAAACACCAATGACACCGATGCAATCGATTATGTAGGTGACTTTGGATCCGCCAGAGTATTTGCGGTTTATCCTTGGGTAAAAGTTTTAGATAGTTTGGGTGTAATAGTTGAAGAACCATCATCTGCAAGAGTAGCTGGTTTAATTGTAAAATCTGATAATGACAGAGGATTTTGGTGGTCGCCATCAAATCTGGTAATTAATGGCATTGTGGGAATTTCTAAGCCAATAGATTTTGTTTTAGGGGATATAAATTCAAAAGCTAACTACCTCAATGAAAATAACATCACAACCATAATTCAAGAAAGTGGTTTTAGATTATGGGGCAACAGAACTTTATCAGCTGATCCTAAATGGGCATTTCTTCAAGCAAGAAGAACTGCTGATATGATTAATGATTCTCTTCTTAAAGCTCACCTATGGGCAGTGGACAGAAATATCACCAAAACCTACATCGAGGATGTTTTGGAAGGAGTTAATAATTATTTAAGATATCTAAAAAATATCGGAGCGATTATTGGCGGAACTGCCTTTGCTGATCCTGAATTAAATACTCCTGATCAAATAGCTCAAGGCAAAGTTACTTTTGAGTTTGACTTCACTCCTCCTTATCCAGCAGAACATATAATCTTTAGATCAAGAATGACTGATGATTATTTGTCTGAAATTATTTAACCCCAAATATAAAGAAAAATGATTCCAAAAATATTAAAGAATTTCAATCTCTTCATTGATGGTAGAGGTTATGTTGGTAAATGTGATGAGGTTAATCCTCCAAAATTATCTATAAAATCAGAAGAATATAAAGCTGGTGGGATGGACGCTCCCATAGCTATTGATATGGGAATGGAAAAGCTGGAAGCTTCATTTACATTATCAGAATATGACAAAGATGTTTTAAAGCAATTTGGCCTTATCAGTGGCAATGGTGTTCAAGTAACACTTCGAGGTGCTTTGCAAGATGATGCAACTACGTCACCAATAATCATCAAACTTCGTGGCATGTATTCGGAAATGGATATGGGCAAATTTGCAGCAGGTGAAAAAGGAACTTTAGCCTGCACAATTGCTTGTAGATATTACAGCCTAGAAATTGATGGTGAACAGTTAATCGAAGTTGATATCGACAATATGACCAGAATTATTGGCGGTGTTGATAAAATGACAGAAATTCGTGATGCTATTGGAATTTAGAATAAAAATTTCTATTATTGAGTATTTGATAATATGAATATTTTAATTTTATGATAGGTAGCTCTCAATATACTTCTAGAATTGTCGCTTTTATAGATATACTTGGCTTTAGGAATCTCATATCTTCTTTAGTAAAAGATTCAAAGCTACACAGGAATATATATCAATCTCTTTCTTTATTAAAACATCGTGGCCAATTATCGGGCAATGAAAAAACAAGCTTTAGTAACTTAGAGGTTTCTACTTTTTCTGACTCAATTGTCATATCCACTGAAAACAACAATGCTATTTCGCTCATTTATGCTTGTGGTTGGATTCAGGCTGAACTTTTTCAATTAGGAATATTAACAAGAGGCGGAATATCATCTGGTTTAATGGTTCACAAAGATAACATTATGTATGGTGAAGGTCTTCTAAAATCATATGATTTAGAGACTAAATGCGCTATTTATCCACGAATATTAATTGATTCAATGTTGGTTAATAACTTTAACCAAAAAATTAAAACATTTTTCTTATCAAAAGATGTCGACGGATTATGGTTTGTTGACCCTTTTAAATTTGATGCCTCTGCAAACATAGTAGATGACGCTATTGCCGATGGTTATGACCCAAGAGAAATATATTTCTCTGAACTCCTTCAATGTATTGAGAAGAATATTAAAGACGCAAAAAGTGATAGCGTATTTGCAAAATGGAAATGGCTTAAAAGTAAAGCAGAGCCTGCACAAAAAGAATATATAAAAACACGAAAATCCAATATTTCAAAAATATTTAGATCAACTTAAAAAATGCAAAATATTAAATTAAATTATCCAATCAAATCAGATGGTACAAATATCGCTGATTTGAATATGAGAAGATCAAAAGTCAAAGATCGCCTTGTTGTTGCCAAAATGAAATCTGCAAGTGACGAAGAAAAAGAAATCCGTCTTTTCGCTAATCTTTGCGAGGTGCAGCCATCAATTATTGAAGATCTGGATGAGTCTGATTATGCAACTTTACAAAAGGCATATATGGATTTTTTCAAATCCGAGGGAATATCAGACGAGCCATCGTTATTCTCTCAAAAATAACCCATTGGCCACTTTCAGAAATTATTGAGCTAACTGAAGAAGAATTTTGCTTATTTTATGATGAAGCGATTTTGATCCAAAAAGAAACTAACGAAATTTAATTAAATTATGCCAGCTACTAAAGCATCAGTTTCAGTTTTAATTGGTGCAGAAATAGGTAAATCTTTTAAAGGAGCTTTTGGATCTGCAAATAAGCAATTATCTTCTCTTGGCTCTACTATTAAAAAAGTAAGTGATAGAGCTTCCCAAATTGAAGCCTTCAAGAAATCATCCAGAGCTACTAAAGAATCCGGAGTTGCTTATCGTGATGCCAGACAAAAACTGAGTATATTAAGCAAAGAAATCGCCAACACCAACAGTCCAACTAAACAGCTTCAAAATAACTTTAGAAAAGCTAAAAGACTAGCTGATCAAACAAAAAGATCATTTCTTGAAACCGCTAGTTCTACAAGGCAAATGGGCAAAGCTCTTCGCTCCTCTGGGATCGACATTAAAAACTTTAATAAAGAACAGTCAAAATTAAGTAAAAATCTTAATGTTCTAAAGAGACGCCAAACAAGCTTACAAAATAACCAGAATGCCAAAGATGCCAATCTTGGTAAAAGAGCAAATTATCGCTCTCAAATGGTGGATGCTGTCGCTCTTGGTGGAGCTCTTTATTCTGCCGTTCGTCCGGCTGTAGATTTTGAACTGGCTATGGCAAAAATTGGCGCAATTACCAATGAAGCAGCAGGTGGTAAAGGCTTTAAGAGTCTAACAAAGCAAGCAAGAGAGCTAGGGCGTACTACGCAATATACAGCAAGTCAAACTGCAGAAGCTATGCAATTTCTTGGTATGGCAGGACTTAGCACTAATCAAATTTTAGCGGCAACTCCAAGCGTTTTAAATTTGGCAATCGCTGGAAATATGGATCTCGGCAGAACTGCAGATATTACTTCCAATATTCTAACTGGTTTTAATATGGAAGCGGAAAGGACTGGTGAAGCAGCTGATATTTTAGCTCAAGCAAGTAGATCGACAAATGTTAATGTTGAGATGCTTGGGCAAACCATGAAATTTATTGCTCCTGCCGCAGCAGCAGTTGGTGGAACTCTAAAAGAGACCGCTACTCTTGCTGGTGTTTTAGGTGATGCTGGTATTCAGGCATCAATGTCAGGCGTAATGTTAAGATCTGCATATCTTCGACTTGCTGCTCCAGCGAAATCAGGAGCAAAGGCTCTTGGTAAAATGAGAGAGGAAATGGGAGTTAGCGCAGAAGAAATGCCTGATGTTGCCAAAGAAGCTCTACTTGCTCAAAAAAGATTATCAGGAATTGGAGTTAAAGTTTTCGATAATGGCAAGATGCGATCAATGGTTACCATCTTAAAAGAAATGGCTGTTGCCATGAAAGATGCATCTGATGAAGAAAAATTATCCACAATAAAAGATATTTTTGGAACAAGAGCAACTTCTGGTGCGTTGGCAATTTTTAAATCTGTTGAAACTGGCAGGCTAGATGAGGTTGAGCAAAAAATTAATAATTCCACTGGCGCTGCCAAGGAAATGGCAGATCGGTTAAAAAATACTACTGTTGGTGCATTTAAAGAAT